TGAGCTTCACCGTTTACGTTGATACCGCTTAGTTCATTGCCATTACCCATTTTAGCGTAAGAAATGTTTACCGCTCTTTGGAAGATTTGAACTACGTTATAAGCTTGCGCTCTAACGAAAGAGGTAGCCGTTGGCGCTGTTGCTGAACCTGTTTCAGTAATTGCCGGTTGTGCCGGATTTTCCATCGCGCTAGTTTGGCTCATTGCGAATTTAGTAGTCTTAACTACTCTTCCGCCGTTCATTCCACCAATCATATTTAAGAATGGTGTTTGAACTTGTCCTAATTGTAGGAATTCACCTACTAAATTAGGTGCGTTGTAAATTGTTGCTTGTCCTGCTACGTTTGCCATGATTGTTTCTCCTTATTTTTTGCTTGCTAATTGTAATTTCAAGGCAATTGAAGAAGTGATGTCGCCTTTTTTAAGCGCCTCTTTTTGCTTATCTAATATAGTTTGGACAGCCTCACCACCTAACCCATGATATGAGTTACCGGCGGATATAGGTTTAATCCAATGCTTTTTAGTTTCCGCAATATTCTTAATTTGCCCTTCGATGTCCTCGTTGTTCCAGTCTACTTTCGCCAAAACATCTTCTACATCGATAAAGTTGTACCCTTGAGCGATTTTCTCCGCACCGATTTGTTTTTCTCTAAGAGCGATTTTCTCTTCTTTTGAACTCAAATCGTTTTGTAGTTGCTCGATTGTTTGATTTTGTTTAGCTAATGTTTCTTTAACTAAATCAATGTCACTTTTACCATCTTCTTTAGGTACTCCCAATGCTTCGAGAATTTCACTAGAGGATAGTTTTTTGTTTTTAAGTTCTTCAACTTCTGCTTTTAGCGTTTTGCTTTCGTCTTTGTACTTGAGCATATCGCTTTTCATTGCATCGAAATTTTCTTTTTTAATCTCGATTTTGTCGGTTTCTACCGGTTTTTCGCCTACTGGCGGTTTTTCTTCGTTTGTCATTCTTGACGTCTCCTTAATATTTGAGTGTTACTAAACTTGATTCCAAGTGCTTTATACCTTGCCATTTAAGGTATGGATGTTCGTTTATATGCTTTTGTACGGCTTCTTTTGCCTCCGTTGAGCTAATCGTACCGATATATTCAACTTTTACCGTAAATTCGTGTTTAATCCCCTCCATCGATAAGCTCCTTATTCTTTTCGCTCCAAGCAAGAGAGTGTACGCAATTGGGATGTAAAAACCCTTGCGCTTTTGCCTCTTCGAGTGCGATAAATCCTTTTGTATCTCCGCTTATGCTTAAATCCTTGCCTTGATATGGGATGCAAGGGCTATTCGGATAGCTAGAATGCCCATAAACTTTGACTAAATCGCCGCCATACTCTTGTATTCTTTGAATTGTAGCCATTCGGTGAGCTTCCGCCGATGTTGTCCGGGCTACCATCTCCGTATAAACTTGGCATGGTACTTTTCTTATAGTGCCGTCTTTTAACTTATAATCAATACTAAAGAACTTCTTAGCCTTTAAGTCCTCTATCATTGATTTACTCGCTTGTTTCCAAGTATCAGAGCCAAATATAACGCCTTGAGAATACTTTAAGCCGACTTCCCTAAGAAAGTCGTTTGCTTTTCTACCCATAAACATCGTCATTTTAATGCCGCTCTTACGAGTGTTTTGAGCGAGTATATTGATTGCGTTTTCGTTGGGTTTTCCGATGTTGGCTTCGATGCCGCTCTCGAAAACTTGCTTATCGACTTCTTTTACTTGCTCGGTATACATTCCCTTGAGCCTTTTAGAGTAATAGCCGAATTGTTTATCGATTGTGCTTATTTCTTGTTGGATTTCTAAAAGAATTTTTGCAAGATATTCGCCGTCATTGCCTCTTTCGAGTGCTAGTTCTAACTTTGCCTTTATTTTAATTTCTTGTTGGGTGTAGATTCCTTTTAATCGTCTTGCTTCGGATTTGGTTAAGTCTACAATTAGCATTATTTAATCTGTCCTGTGTCTTGATTAACTAAATCGTCAACGCTTGAAACATCCAAAGACTTGTCATCTTTAATCTTCTTGACTTCCGCCGCAATTTGCGCCGGCGTATAACGAGGATTAATATCGGTTACGGCTCTTTCTATTGAACTAATCCCGCTTCTAGCTTCGGATTGAACTCTATTAGAAATATCTTCAAGTTGATTAAACGAACCGACCTCAAACTCAACGTTTACCTTTGAGGGTTTACCATTGAGAGCCAAAACGCATTCTAGCGCTTTCTCCGCCGCTTCTTCTTCCGCTAACACCATTTCCTTAGTCTTTGATATAGGCATTAATAAAATCTTCGCCAAAGCATCACCGCTAAGGTTTCCCGCGATGTCTTTACCAAACATTTGAGAGTTAGTGCCGGAAATCATATAGAATAAATCCATAACCTTGTCTATTTGAGCCATTGAAGAATCGATATTGCCATCCCATGTTAAATAACTAGGGGAATGACCGTCTTTATCCATAATCAAGGCTTGATGTCTCTTATAAATCCATTGATTTGTGGTCTTATCATGCTCTAAAGCCGATTGAGGAGTAATAATTTGAGGGTCGGCGTGTTCATCGAGTATCTTAGAGTTATTTGATATTCTAACAACCAATTCATCAATCAAAGGAATAATGTCGGCATATTGGCTCATACCATAAGTACGCCACGATGGAGTACCATAGTTAAAAGGAAATACCGCGAAATCATCCCATTTATCGAATTTATTTACTTCTTCTTCGGGTTTTGAGATACGTTCAGTAATTATATTGAAGTAATCAAGCTTATAAAGCCTTTTTTCGTAGTATCCTTTATAATGAACCTCAATATCAAGATATTTATCAACAAAAACTTGAGTCGTGCCGTACCAAGTAGAAGTTTGGTTATCTACCTCGTAAATATAACCAACGACATGACAATCGATTTCGTCCATATTGTTAGGATTATAAACCGGTATCCATAGCTCGGGATTAACCGAACTTACGCCGATTGTGCCGTCTGTTTTAGTATAAACCTTTAAAACTCCATCACCTTGAGCGTGTGCGGAAATAAAAGCCTGTTTCATAGTTGAAATAAAACTATCGTTATTAAAAACGTCTTCATCTATTTTTTTGCCATCTTCTAGCGTTATTTCCGGCTCTTTAGAGAAAGCAAGTATTTTAAACGTTTCCGTTAGTGTTCTAAATAGATTAATATTGATAAGGACTTGTTGAGCTTCTTCCCATGTCGTACCGTATCTTGTCGCCATGGCTTGCCAAACTTCGCCGAATACGTCTACAAACTTGCCGTCGTACAATAAACGACCGTCATTATAATTCTTTTGACGTTCGGCATAAACAGCGTTATTCGGTATCCATTTTTTACCAATATTTAAAAAGTCTAAATTAGTGAACATTTATTTTCCTATTTAACTTGTAGCCAAAACTCGTCTCGTAGTTGAATATCGCATAGCCGCCGCTATCCATTAAATCGTCGTTTTCCTTTAATGGCTTATCCTCGTCAAGTTTCTGTCTTAAAAGTTCATCTTGAGTAGGATAGCGATACATTCCAAATTCTTCGAGTGTTTCGGGGCAATTATCACAAACTATTATGTTTCCGCCATTATTTAACGACCTAAATTGAGCTATACGGTCTTTAACTTCGGGCTTTTCTTCGTAAACAATGAAGCCGCCCTGCCTTAATATATGATTTTGTTCCGGTCTTGAGTTGTCCGCGTTACCTTGTCTAAAGTAGCGCTTATGCTCTTCTTGAACTTCTCTTAACCATTGGATAACGTGTTCGGCTTGAATATGATTCTTTTTAAGCTCTTTAAATAGCCAATAACGACCTTCTCTATCCACCGCCCAACAAGTGATTGCCGTCGGGTGATTCCATCCCCAATCCACGCCATAAAAGAAGTCGATAAACTCGTCTTTTTCTACTGCATCTAAGAACTCTTGATAAGGTTTTATAATTGGCTCGTCATAGACAAGGCCTTCGGCGATTACCCATAAACCCTCAATATAACGTTGATAAAAAGCGCCTTTATTGGTGGATTTTAAGAAATTTTTGTACTCGTCCGTTAATGTTAAATTATCATCAAGTCCGAAGTGGAAGAGTGATGTAAACTCGTCGGTTGCGTAAGGCTTACCGATTAGTTCTTTATAAGTCTTATACATCCAATGGTTAGGACTTGCGGGGTTTGTCGTTCCATCAAAGCAAGCGTTAGGCGTTCTAAGACGAGTCATAACCATTTTAAAGTGGTCTTCCATCCATTCGGTTATTTCATCGCCTAGAGCATAACATAAGGTCATACCCTTGATTTTAGATACGGCTTTAACGTCGTTTAATCCGACAATCCAAATTCTATGACCTAAAAATTCTATACCACCTTCAATATTCTTATAACAATTGTTACCGAGTATTTGTTCATAGGTTGATAAAATATTCCGCTTTATAGTGTCTTTAGTTTTGCCAAATATCGCTTTATCAAAGTTCTTAGGAAGTGAAGCGAGCCTATTGATGGATTTAACGGAGGTAATATAAGTCTTTCCACTACTTACGCTCCCTTCCGTTAAGTTTATCTTCTTATTGGCATACTTTAGATATTGAAGTTGCTTTTTACTAAATGTCGCCATGCTCTTCCATATCCTTACCAATTGTTTGAGCTAGAATATCCAAAGAACTAGCGACGTTTGCGCTATTGTTACTTTCTTTATCGTCTAACCCTTCGTTTTTCCTTGAGGTTTCGTTCGCTTTCGCTAAACCGTCTATCGCTTGTTTCAATATAGGGGCATTAACAAAAG